GTGTAGAGACTATTGGCCACCTCAGAATGCATTAGAACAGATAAGACTAAAGCATTACGAATCAGAAAAGAATGATCGTTATGACTGGCATGTTGATGTGGGTAACCATGATAGTGCTAGACGTTTCCTTGCTATGTTCTTCTATCTGAATGATGTAGACAAGGGTGGGCAGACCTACTTTAATAACATTAATTACAAAGTGAAAGCAAAGGAAGGATCTGTGCTATGCTTTCCACCTACATGGATGTTCCCTCACGAGGGGAAAGCACCCTTGTCAGGTGACAAGTGGATCGTAGGAACCTATCTACATTATCTCTAATGCAAAAGATCGAGGAGATTACCCTAAGTAAACTTATCCTAGATGAGAATTACTGTAGGAAGACTCTACCTTTTATTCAGGAGGAGTACTTTGAGTCTATACATCACAGAACTATCTTCGATACAGTCAAGTTGTATGTTCAGGAGTATAATGCTATTCCAGAATCTACTGCTATTAAGATTGAGGTAGAGAAGAGAAGAGATCTCAGTGAAGAGATCATGCAGGAGATCGATGATTTTCTTAATGATAAGTTAGATCATGATCAGTATAATGAAGAGTGGTTGTTAGATACCACAGAGAAGTGGTGTAAAGAACGTGCTATCTATCTGGCATTGATGGATAGTATTAAGATTGCTGACGGTCAGGATAAGACTCGTACCAAAGATGCCATACCACATATTATGTCAGAAGCATTAGGTACATGCTTTGATGAGACTGTTGGTCATGATTACATAAAGGATGCTGAAGAACGTTATGACTTCTATCACACGGTTGAGGACAAGACCCCGTTCGACTTGGAATATTTTAACAAGATTACGAAGGGTGGACTACCTAATAAGACTCTTAATATCGCTCTTGCTGGTACAGGTGTTGGTAAGTCTTTGTTTATGTGTCACTGTGCTAGTGCCTCCCTCCTCAGGGGACGTAATGTATTGTATATTACTCTTGAGATGGCTGAAGAAAAGATTGCAGAGAGAATTGATGCCAACCTCCTGAATCTACCCATCCAACAACTGTCTGATCCTCTGTTTAGTAAAGCAGATTTTCGTAAGAAGATAGACAAGTTAAATAAGAAGACCCAAGGTCGTTTGGTTATCAAGGAGTACCCAACTGCATCGGCACACGTCGGTCACTTTAAAGCACTCCTGAATGAGTTAGCAATGAAGAAAGGATTTAGTCCTGATATAATCTTCATAGACTATCTCAACATATGCTCATCCTCTCGCTACAAGAACTCAATTGTTAATTCATACACGTTCGTTAAAGCTATTGCTGAAGAACTTAGGGGACTGGCTGTCGAAGCAAACGTCCCGATTGTTAGTGCTACTCAAACTACTCGTTCTGGTTACGGTTCTAGCGATGTTGACCTTACCGACACATCTGAGTCTTTCGGACTCCCTGCTACTGCTGACCTTATGTTCGCTCTCATATCTACTGAGGAGTTGGAAGCGATAAATCAAATAATGGTGAAGCAGTTAAAGAATAGATACAATGATCCTACAGTTCATAAGAGATTTTGTATAGGTATTGACAGAGCGAAGATGAGGCTGTATGATTGTGAACAGGCAACACTCGCTGATCCTGGCAAAGAGGAAGAGGTCGTAGAGATCAAACCCAGTAAAAACAAATTCGATTCCTTTAAGGTATGACTAAGAAAGCAAGAAATCCAAATCAACAACCATTAGGTTCTGCTAATGTGAATTTTGATCCAGCATCTACAGACAATGTAACTAAGATTGCTGAGGACTTTAATGATAAGGTTCAGGATCAGAAGGATGAGATGAAGGAGGGTGCTGAGAAGATCAAAGATGATACTCCCACCACTCCAGAAGAACTCATCAATAAGAAAGGGTTCTCTGCATGGCAGGCAGCAGAGAAGGTTAAGGCAAAGAGAAGGGAAGAACATGATCAGAAGAAGTTCCAGATAGATCTGGATAAGTACATGCACTTCTGTGACATGACGTGCTCAGAACCTAGTAAGGATAGAGCACAGTATCTTGATCGTCTTAATCAATTATATGATCAGGGATGTAATGTATCTCTTTTAGATACTGCATCACAAGGATTGACTGCTGAAGCAGGTGAGTTCTGTGAGATCGTTAAGAAGATTAAGTATCAAGGTAAACCATATAATGATGCTAACAGAGAACATCTAGTTAAAGAGTTGGGTGATATACTATGGTATGCATCCCAAGCAGCTAGAGCATTGGACATCCGATTGGATGAAGTGTTCTATGCTAACACCCTCAAGCTTGCTTCTAGATATCCTAGTGGTGAGTTTAATATTGAGGACTCTGAAAACCGCAAACCTGGTGACATCTAATGCATCTTATTCTACCTATCATCTGCATTTTTCTTATCTGTTTGGTGATAGTTTACTCCGTTATACAAAAGTACAATCCACATTGACATGACATTATCAAATTCAGTAGAATATTCTCTAAGAGAAGCACAAGACGCACTTCGTAATGCTCTAGCATTTTCAGCACGTAGTGAGAAACCATATGTTAGTAAGCACATTGCTGATATGCTTTCTAACATTGAGAACCTCTGTGACATCACAGATCTTTTAGACAAGGTGGAGGAAGCACGTGAACTTACCGATTAACGATGACGAATTGGATGTTATCGTTAGACAACTCTGGAAGTCACGTAAGAATGCAGGAGAACCAGCGGTTGCTCCATTGTATGAGAAGATCAAAGAGTTTCGAGATGCTAACAAAGGGGGTTGACACCCTCTTTTTTTATGCTATAGTATATCTGTTGAGCGCACAACATAGGGAGTGACTGAATAATCTTTCTGGCATATAGCTGGATAAGGTGATACGATACAGGTGGTGCTGCTTCTTCGGAAGAACCGACCAACCAGTCGGATCGTAGGCAGAGGTGATCTTACTAACTGTAGTAATGCCCTCCTCTTATTGGTAATACAGCAATCCAATCTCCCACACACTAACACAATTAACTCTGCAGACTAAATAGAGGGGTAACACCCTCTATTTTTTATGGCCTTAGAGTATTCTGAAATAATGATGGCAGGTGCTATGTTCTCTACAACTGCAGAGTTAAAAGCAGCCACGAATACAGAAGATGATCTGATAGAATGGGTTGCCAAAATTGCTAAGACAGTTAACGTGCCTGCTAATGTAGCATTTGGATCTAAGAAGAGTGAGTGGGTAAACTATCTGAAGCAAGATGTAAAGAGTCTTACACCAAAGAAAAGAGGTGATCTTTTAAAGAATGGATTACAAGGGATCTCTGCTGCCATAGCAGTTAAAAAATGGTTGCAGCATGATCATAAAGAAGGTGCAGATACCATTGCCACTAAGGTGTTCATGACAGGTAATGTATGGCCTAGAGAGGTGAAGAAATTTAGGATAAGTGCGTATGGATTTGATGATTATAACTCTTCTGATGTTATTGTAAAGACTGGAGATAAAAAATATTTTGGAGTCTCTCTGAAGAAGAAACCCAAGTCAAACTCAGCAGATCCTACTCTTATTAATAAAGCATTCACTAGTCTTATTAATGGTGATGGTCCTGGTGGTATATTTAAGGAAGCACGAAGAGAATTGGATGAGAGAAGGACAGGATACTTTGCTGCAAGGGTAAAGGATGCAGTACAACATGGTATTCTTAACCTTGAGGATGAGGAGGGTAAAGATCAATCTGAAATTATGACTGACAAAGAGTTGTTTAAGGGTAACACTCGTAAGCAACTCTTTGCTCATAGACCAAAGGCACAACAATTTAAGTACCCTTATATTGATGCTAAAGGTAATCATATAGAAGGTTATTCTACTGAACCTACCTCATGTTCACTACCTGACATGAAGTCCTTTGTTAATAATGACTTAAAGAGAAAGGATAATAAATTATGGGAGAAGTTTAGGGAGACTGTTATTGGATTTGGTGAGACCTTTGCTGATCAGTTAATCAATTTGGTATTAAAGGTTAAACTACAAGATGATCTTGCTGCTAATAAGAAACTACATGAACATAAGTTTGCTTTTGGTTTGATAACTGGTATTGGTACAGCCTCTAAGCTGCCTAAGAAGGATGAATATAAACTTGAGCTTGGTCAGGGTAAATATATTGATCAACATACTATATTATGTGGTCTGCAGAAACTTGATGGTAATAAGAAAAAATATGAGATAGAGTTAGACTTAGATGCTACTGACAAAGCAGATGCTGCTAAGATATTCTTTACAGTATCAAAGGCAGACACACCTATTCTATCCTTAGAGTTGAGATACAAGGGTAAATTTACCCCACAACCTCAGTTCTTTGCTAACATTACACCCGAATTTAGAACGATAATGACTAAAGAGTGCTTGGTACACGATTAAAAGTGTCCACTCAGTCACCCATTCAGACCCTCCTCTGCTATAATATGTGTATAAGGGATGAATCGATGACGTGCTTGCACCGATGGGTAATTCTCCCTTAACTATTATGGCAAAAAACACTCACTTAGAACACCTAGAAGACGACATTTTTAACAGTGGTCCTGCTGGTGTCACCAACTCAATCAATTTCCTGAAGTCACTGAGAGATATGCTGTCTACAGGTAGTGGTGGTAGTAAAGTTAAGGTCACTACCAAATGGGATGGTGCTCCTGCTATTATATGTGGTAAGAATCCAGAGGACGGTAGGTTCTTTGTTGGCACTAAGAGTGTGTTTAATAAGGTTAATCCCAAGATAGTATACACTGAAGCAGATGCAGATAGATTGTATCCTGGTGAGACTGTTGGGGATATCCTTAAAAATTGTTTAAAACATCTATCCACTCTACCTATTGATGGTGTGGTGCAGGGTGATTTGTTATATCAGGAGAAACCTCCGACCATTATAAATGAAGGCAAGAAAGTCTTTTCATTCAGACCTAATACTATTACATATACTATTGAGGTTAAGAGTGAGTTAGGTAAGAAGGTAAGTCTTAGTAAGATGGGTATAGTATTTCACACTGAGTATAGTGGTAGGACTATGGCAGAACTAACAGCAGGTTTTGGTGCTGATGTAAGTAAATTACAGGGTAAACCAGATATTGCAGTGTTCTCCTCAGAGTTTACTAATGTGGGTGGTGCTGCTAACCTATCACTGGTCGAGAAAGCAAATGTAACTAGGATCATAACTGCTGCTAAACAGAACTTTGATAAGGGTGAATTCTTTGTTAAGAGTGTCCAAGGTGTAGGTAAAGGACCGTTTACATTACCTGCATTGTTTAAGGTATACTTTAACCAAGTAGTAAGAGCTGGTACTGTACCTAATGCTAATACAATGTCAAAACAATTCTGTGCTTTCGTTTTTGAGAAGCATACGAAGGAGATGGACAAGAAGAAGACTCTAAAATCTAAAGGAGAATGGATGAACCGACGTAATGAAGCTGTTAAATACCTAAATACTAACAGATCTTCTATGAACTCAGCACTTGATGGCTTTAAAAACCTGATGGACGCTAAGGTTATGATCATAAATAAATTAACACAGATAAAAAGTGTTGGCACTTTCATCGAAGATGAAAATGGATTCCGTGCTACTAAACCAGAAGGATTTGTAGCAATAAAAGACGGAGCAGCACTGAAACTTGTCGATAGACTGGAGTTTTCCAGAGCAAACTTCACCGTTGCAAAAGACTGGGGTAAATGATTAGATTTCATACATTCATAACCGAAGCCACTACTGCTAAGAAGAAACCTGCGGGTACTACTAAGGCAGAGAAGATGGCAGACGACAAGCACGTTGCTATCACATTCGGTAGGTTTAACCCACCTCATGCTGGTCATGGTAAACTGATGGACGCAGTGAAGACTGCTTCAGGAGATTCTGGTAACTATAGAATCTATCCTTCACGTACACAAGATCATAAGAAGAACCCTCTACATCCTGAAGATAAGATCAAGCACATGCGTAGCATGTTTAAGCATCATAAGGGTGCGATCCAAAATTCAGAGCAGCATAGAAATATATTTGATATACTACGTGACCTTAATGATGAAGGTCATGAGCACGTCACCATGGTAGTTGGTGATGATAGAGTAAAAGAATTTGAGAAACTTACTGGCAAATATAACGGTGTACACTATGACTTTAAGAGTATTAATATAAAGTCAGCAGGTAAGAGAGATGCAAATTCCGAGGATCCAGTAGAGAAACTAAGTGCTAGTGGACAGAGGAAGCATGCTTCGGGTGATGACCATGATAACTTCCATGCTGGTGTGCCTAAAGGGTATGGTAAGAAATCATCCAGAGAGTTGATGGATCTGGTTAAAACAGGTATGACACCTCCTAAGAAGGAGAAGAAGTCTAAGAAGAAGACTAATGAGTCATGGTTGTTTGCACCTAAACTACACATCGAAGAATTTAGAACACATTATATCGAAGACAGTATCTTTAGTGAAGGTACATTAGTTGAGCACGATGACACAGGTCTACGTGGTCATGTAGTGCATCGTGGTACTAACTATGTTGTCTTTA